GGGGGGGTCTTGGGGCGGGGCACCCTGCTCTCCGGAGTGACGGCGACAACGGCCGGGGGAACGATGAGAGAGCGCATAAGAGCGCTCATAGCAGCGAGCTCGGCACGGATGGCGTCTATCTCGGAAGGAGCAGGTGAGGCGGTGACGACCGGCCTGGCAGAGACAAGCTCGGCCCGCAGCGAAGCAAGCTCGGCGCGGAGCGCGAGGATCTCGGCTGCGGCTGGCTCGTCAGAGATTAAGGTCGCCGGTTGGCGGCGTGCCTCTGGCACGACATGGGCAATGCGGGACGGATCCTCAATCTCGATGATGGTCCTGTAGAGACCTAGCTCGGTCTCAGCGTTGACGAATGGCTCGACGGCGCTGTGATCAAGGTAGATCGTCTCGGGCATGAGGTAGAGGTCAATGCCGACACCCTTGAAGGTCTTGACAAACGAGTCCCAGTTGCCAACACCGTCGACGTGACGGAGGCAGAACTGGTAAGCCAGAATGGCCGACTGCACCTTCGGGTCTGCAACAGAAGCCTGGTCGGGAATGCGGAGGCGAGCGTTCGAGTAGAGCTTGGCAATGTTGTTATATTTCCAAGTCCACTCGTCCGTCTCGGGATCTCCGGTACCAATGAGGCCGTTGAAGTCGATGGGGCCGTACGGACCAAACTCGGTGTAGGAACCGGGCTTGATCTTGAAACCGAGATCAGCATAAAGCTTCTCGTTCCAGGCCGCGTACTTTCGGGCTATGTTGTCATCTCCTCCAGATGCGTTCTGAGGGATGCCGCAAATCTCGTGGCCAGCAGTCTGGCCAATGGAGTTGTAGGTGGTCGTGTTGACGCCTCCACTGGCAGTCGTCCCGGCCACGGTGGTGGCCCAGATCTTTCCTCGGATGACGCAACAATGTGCACCATCGAGTAGACTGACGGAGTGCATCAGGGAGCAATAGGTCTGGGTAAGACCCCGCTCCTCGAGGACAGCCGGGTCGAACTGGTCGCCTCGGCAGATGTACTCCAGATCAACTGGGCACACCCCTGCCGTGTCAATAGGCAGTGTGTTGGCAATGATGACTGAGCAGCACATCATCTGGGAATCGCGGGTGACGGTGAGGTCATATGCCTCGCAGTCCTTGTTAGAACCGCCAGCGCGTCCCCCATCAGCAGGGTCCGTGAGGATCCTCTTGATGGTCTCGGTCATGTGCTTGAGACCCGGATCTGAGTGTCCAACGCCCGTGAAGAGCTTGGTGCATTCGCCGTCCTGGTAGGCGGCAATGCACTCCTTGTTGAACATCTGGGTCAGCAAAGCTGTGACAAAGTTCTTGATGATGGCAGCAGGCCAAATGAGACGAAGGAGGCCGGAATCGACCTTCTTGCGCTTGTTGAGCTCGTCTTTGCCAAACATGGTCACGCAGTCGGACGTCCCGTAGAAGACGTGCTCCTCAGGGGACATGTTGCCCATTGCAACCGGGCCGAGCGCGATAATTAGCAGTAGGCGGTAGATGGCAATGGAAAGGAGGGCGGTCTGATCAGGTCCTATCCAGACCTCCTTTGGACCACTCTTGTAGTGGGCCGAGAAGCCGGCAGACTTGTCAGGGTCCATGGACTGGATGATGTTCTCCATCGTCCCCTTCAACTTTCCAAAGCACTTTGCCTCGTGCTTAGGGTACCCCTCCGTAATGTTGGGGGGCACATGGCCGTCAGCTGCATTCCAGTTGGTGTGGGAAAGCTTGGCAGCCTGGTTCTTGAGCGTCTGAGTGACGACCTCCGGGTTGATTGCGGGTCGGACGAAAATGCTCTGTCCGGTCGCGTCCCTGAGCTCCACCCCCTGAGCAGCAGCTGCATCAAGGAATGGGTCGTCAATCTCGACTCGCTCCTCGCTGTGTGCGTGAAGCGCATTGCAGTCACCAACGTGCTGGTAGATGGGAACCCCACCAATCCCCGTGAAGGTCTCCTGAATGGAGCCCCACGAGGCGAAGGAAGCAGCGCGGTACTGATTGTGATGGATAGCCTCTGCGTCGTCGAGCAGCTCCTGGGGGGAATACTGCTGGATGAGCGAGAGGAAGTCTAGGCTGTCTTCAGCCCAGGCCTGCTCAATGATTTGTCCAATGGGTACGCGCCCATCCGGGTTGCAGATGGGCAGCTCACGGATCTCAGAGAGCGGGCGAATGAGGGCTTTCCCCGCGCCATCCTCGGTAGACCGGTCCCACTTCTTCGCGTAGTAAGCGTTGGAGAAGGTCGTGTCGATGCCGGGAAGCAGGGGCAGGTAGCCGTTTGTGGTCAAGGTCTTGTAGTAAGCCTCGTCGAGGGGGGTGAGGAGCTCCTTCTGGAAGAGGGCGCCGTAGTTGACGGTGCCCAGCTCGGGGATGAACTCTGGTTTGCCCTCGTCCTCCTCCGTGATTTCCGCCCAAGAGGGTCGGGAAGTGTTGATGGGACCTCGCGTAGCGCGAGGACCACCAGGGAGTCGGGTGCCATGGATGGGGCCCCCCGCAGAGCGGGAGGCGCGTCTACCAAGGGCGTCGCCGTAGCCACGGCCGTCTCCAGCGGAGAGGTAGTCCTTGATTTGGTTCTCGGCGGCCGACAAAGCGGCTGCCGCATCGTGGGCGGCCTCAGCGTCTCCAGCCGAGCCGTTTCCGACTACGCCCAGGAGAGGGGCATCGCCGTCGTCATGAAAGGCATATGAGCCTTCCTTCTGAGTACCATACTCGGAATGGTCATACCTATCCTCGTCTGGCTCGTCGAAGTCCTCCTGAGAGCGACCGTCGTCCTCGTACTGGATCCACTCGTTGCCGACGCGGACCCATGTGTAGCGGGTTCCTTTGGCGCCACCCTGGTCCTGAGCGCGGGCCTCCGAGGAGAACTCAAGATTGGGCATGTTGTTCATGCGCTCACGGTACAGTGCGAACGAGTCCTTGCACTTCACCCCCTTCATCTGGAAGAATCGGAGGATGGTTGGCATAGACAGCGCAAAGTTCCAGACGTTGCCGTCCGGTCCAATCGACTGGCCGATGTGCATAGCACAAACCTGGCGCTTGCCATTCTTGCGCGTCAACCATAGGGGAGCGCCAGAGTGGCCTCCGACGGTGTTGACAGAGTGCAGAAGCATGCCGGTCTCCCTCTCAAACTTGGGAAAGTCACCGAGGAGCCCCTCAGACATGGTCATGTGGGACACCCCGTTCTGGACCTCGTGGGTATAGATGGATGCGGTAGCTCCGCGCTGACAACAGATGTCCTTGCGCGTGAGCGCTGGGACACCGAGGTCGGTGAAGGGCCTGTAAGAGACCTGCTTCCCCTTGATGGTCCGAAAGCTAGGGGCTTTGAACGCAACAATGTCGAAGCAGTTCCCGACAAACACAGGGGAGCGCCACTGAATGGCGGTCCAAGACGTGAGGTCGAGGACGGATGTGTTCCACTTGGTCTGTTGGGACTTTCTTTCGATTATCCTGTTCTTAATGGTGACTTGCGTCAAATCAAGGCCACAGGGGACCTTAGGATGACCAGGAAAATCTTGGGAGTGCACGCAATGGCGTGCTGTGACTATGTAGTCACCTGCATCTGGGCCGTCTACGACGGTGTACGCCCAGCAATGCGAATGGGTCTCTTCCACAACCCGTCCTTCGAGAAGTTCGGGAATTACAATAGAGAGAACTCCGCCAGGACCCTTAATGCCAGGGGGGACAAGAACCTTCTTCGCGTCTGTAATGACAGACTCGGAGATGAACTCATCTGACCAGCTGACGTCAACAACCTTGTCCTTTCCAACCTCCATCCATTTGTCCTTGACGGACGCACGGTAGATTAGGACGGGCGTGGGCTTCCCCCCCGGAACGGCTGGCCTGCGATTGACGCTCTGGAAGCCAGTGCCCAGCTTCAAGTCGACAGCTCGGGAGAAGTACGCATAAATGGCAGGGATGCCAATCATGGAACTGAACGCGAGGAATGCGAACAAGTAGGGGACATAGCGCTGAGCGAGAAAGATCAGGGCGAACCACTCGTAGACCGAGTAGGTCACAGAGTAGAGGGTGAGGATGTTGCTGACAAGAGTCATAGCTTTGGGTGTGAGGGCAAACGCGCGGTGTGTCGGCGGATACCTCTGGATCATGCAGCAGAAAGCATAGACGAACGTTAGTACGAATACCTGCTTGCGAATGAATGCGACGAATTTGACGAAGACTCTCACAATGAAAGCGACGCCGTTCAAGGCATTGTAGATGGACCTGATGGTTCCTTTGGTCTCCTTGGCGATGGAATCAGCTAGGGGGACGATGAGGACGACGTGGACTCTCCTGATCAAAAGACCGAGGAAGAGCAGACAGACGCAGAGGACCCCGGCCTCTGAGTGGTCAACGAAGAGCCCGTAGCACTGCCTCTCGGATCCGTCGCAACCAGCGTGGCTGGAAGCGTTAGTGTCGCAGAGAGGACAAATGGGGAGGGGGGTAACGTTGCACGGAGGCGGGGGCTCTGGAGCCCGACAGGTAAGCACGGGGCACTCTGCCTGCTTTGGGGCAGGACAAGGGGCCCGGGGGCTGCCAATGCATTTGCACTGGCCGGAGTTGGTGATGTTAAGGTCACTGGCCGCAAGAGGGCGACCGAAGCCGGACAAGATGTCGGCTTGCGCAAACTCGTCACGGAAGACAAGCGGCGGCGGAACGCAGGGGAGAGCCCTGGAGGCGTTCAGGATGCGATCGCGCTTCACACTGGGCCAACACTGGGGAGGCGGAGGGAAGACGTGGACCGGGGGCCGGACGTTGAGGTCGTGAATGCCGGGGCCGGGTAGGCCATCAATAGAGACGCTGCGGGGAGTGAACTCCACAGCGATAATAAATACCGCGACATACAGGGCGAACATGAGGAAAAGGTCAAGGACCTTCGACAAAGTCGACCTCTTGGGCGGGCGCCAGGTGTAAGCCAGGCTGGGCGGGTACATGGCACCCGCATCGCGCGACTGCGGACGAAAATCGACCGCGCGCTGGTAGGGGTCACCATACATTACTGCCTGGTACCTGGTCTGCGGCGTGAAGGGGGGCACGGGTGCATCCTCCACGACTGGAGCTAGCGGATGGACTGGGATGAGATCAGAGAGGTCAAAGTCCACACAGCTGAACCCCGAAGGGCATCGGGCTGGGAACCGGAACATCTCACGAACGTAGTCGCCGCGGATGCGAAGCATCTCCTCGTGGTTGGAGCGGAGCCTCCCCGTGTTGAAACGGGGGGCGCTGCGCGTGAGCTTGAGGACGCTGGGGCCAATGATGAGAACATAGTCGACCAGCTGGTTGCGGCGCTCGTGCCACTCCTCCCAGTTCGCGATGTCAAACGTTCCCCTGCCCTTAGGCTGGAGAGCGAGATTCACCTGCGTTCCGTCAGAAGTTGGCTTCCAATCGAGCTTGACGGCCTTGAACATGACTGGTTCCGACGGGTCAAAAGACGGGTCGTAGACAGCCTCGAGATAGCAGACCCGCGCCCCACGAGTGGGAAGGCGGCTGCTCATATTCCCCATGATTGGTCTAGACGATCCCCACAGATACCTGCTCGGGGTCTAGACAATACAGAGATTGCACTGGCCGAAATGCTGCTAGCTTAGGACAGGGCTCGCAAGACCCTGAACGGATAGGCCAG